CTCACCGATGGCAAGCTCATCATCTACTGTGATTGTGATTGCTGCGGTTGCATAAATAAAGCTGTTAGCATCTCCTGCAACTATCGCCCTAGAAGTTCCCTGCTCGCTAACCGTAGTTCCGGTGTCTGGGATAGAGATTGCATTCTCCCAGGCTGCCCCGGTGTACTTGGTTAGGTTGCTAGTGCCTGTGAGGTAAGCAAACTGTCCGTTTACGGGAACGGCGATAGCAGCTTCTCGAGCAGTTGCATCTGTGAACACAGCGATAGCCTGCTGCATTAGATTTAGATTTAGCTCGCTTGCTTGCAGTGGGTTGCCGTTTGCGAAGATTTTATAGGTCATTTTACGCTTCTTTCCATAGGTCTAGTGTAGTGAGCCAAGTGTTAGAGTCGATGAAGTGACTCGCTTTTACGATGGTGTAGTAATCCAGTATCTCCAAAGTGTCTTGTGAGAAGTCCACTCCGATTAGTTCGCCCGGGAGCAAGAAAGCCGCTTCTGTTAAGTTGCCCTGCCTGTCTAGGGTTAGTGTTTCTACATTCTGAACTAGGTCAGTAGGCGATTGGTTGAAAACTAAGCTCGACCACCTTTCTAGTTCTTCTGTAGTTGTTGTGTTGAGTGTTACGTCTTTCGCGTAAGTGCCGTAAAGAGAAATAGAGTCCGAGTTTTCTCTGATTACAAAAGTGTCTGGATCTGACTTTAGTTCAACCCTAAGCGAGTTGAATACCTCATCACTGCTAGACAGTGTCCTTATGTTTGTCATGCATAAGTGATAGAGAGTTTCGTGATTATTCCCGATTGTGTAAACTATCTGCCCCGAACCTAAGACGTCTATGCCCCCTAGCTCAGATTGCCCTAGCGTAAAGTAGCCGCCGCCTACTGGGAAGTCTGGCAAGATGCTGGGGTCGGGTCTAGGGATAAAGACAAACTCCTGAGTGCTGCTATCTATCCAGAAAAGCCCTAGCCCTACCTGAATAGCTTCCTCAATTAGAAGTTGGGGAATAACCTCGCTCAGGACTTCTGAGGGTATGCGACCTGCTGCCGGCTTGCTTAGGGAGCTTATGCTGCTTCCGTAATCGTTAGCTATAATCTCTAGCTGCTCTAATGGAGAGACGTAGCCCTCGGCGTTTGAGCTGTCGAACTCTACTAGTCGAGTGTTTAGAAGCTGCTTCATAGTGTCGTAGGCGATTACTTGCAGTAGGTTCTTACCGTCTATTGTGTAAGTGCCGCCGATACTGTCAATGATTCCTGACCAGATTGTGACATCAACTAAATCTTTTTCTAATCGAACTCTGACCGGAACACCTGGGCGAAATGAAGAATTAGAAGAAGGGTCGTATTCGTAGGTTTGCAAAGTTAGGCGCGCTGCCGCTGGTTGTGGTTGAAAGTAGAGTTGATCCTGAATTGCTCCGCCGTTTTCTAGGTTAGCTAGGTTTACGCTGCAAGATAAGTTCTGCCAAGTAAATGCCTGCTCACCGCCGCCGCCAAGAATGTTAGCTCCGCCTAGCAAGCTTTGATCCAGGATAAATAGGTTGCCGCTAGAAAGAACTCTCGCGCTGCCTAGTGTGCTAACGCCAACGATAAAAGCATTCTCTGAGGTGTCCGGGAGAAAGAACTCAACCTTGAGATCGCTAGTTATGTTGAAGTTAGCTATGGAGGTCATCGGAGAAGGTTTCTGCTGCCCTGCGTCTTTAGGGTGTTGTTGATTTCGTTGATAATCTGCTGTCCGTCTACGTTAGCCCGGTTGATGTTTATAGTAATGGCGTTGCCAAACTGATCAAAGCGACCCCTGCCGCCCTGAGAGATGCTCCCCTGCCTAGCGAACTCTCCGCCGCCTGCTTGCATGTCTGGGGCAAACTTGATTCTGTCTGCGGCTTGAGTTGCTTTATTGCGAGCGCCGAGTAGCTGCTGAATGCCTGCAAGCTTCTGTCCGGCGTTGCTACTGTAGCGAGAATCTGGGCCGCCAAGTAGTAGGTCTAGCCCTTCGAAGGTTTCCTGAGCAAACACACTTAGGAAAGTTAGCGCCTTGACTGCCTGGACTACTCCATCACCTAACCAGTTAAAGATCTGATCTGATGTTACTTTGCCGGAGGCTATGCCAAAGGTCTGAGCAAATACATCTATTGCATCACCTATTGCTTTTATTTGAGTTTGAGCTTCGCCGCTAGGGTCTATGATTGCTGCCCAGAAATCTTGAATTGCCGGGATTACCGTTTCTAAGATAAAGGACTGAAAAGCCTGCATTATCGGCATGAACTTCTCGCCAATTTCTGCGCGAGTGTTCTCTATTTCCGCTTTTAGTATTCGCTGCTGATTAGCTAGCCCGTCTGAGGTGTTTGCAAAGTCTCCGGTTACGCCTGTAGTTTCTTGCATTAGCAAGCTATAGCGAGCTGTGACCTTTTCTGCCTCGGTCATTTGAGTTGTGCCGTCTGTGATTCCCTTTTCTAGGGCGTGAGCTTCTACCGCTGCCGCGCTTAGGTCTATGCCGTACATTCTTAGCGGCTCTGATTGCCCTGCTAGTCCTGATTGGAATTTAGCTAATGCATCTCCTACATCTAGGTTAAATACTGAGGCAAAGTCTGCACCGCGCTGAGAGATTTCATCAACCACCTGAACAATGTTTCCGCCTTCTCCTGCGATAGTCCCGGCAAAACTAGAAAACTGTGTAGCAATTCCAAACAGCTCTGTTTTAGAAAGTCCTAGCCCTCTAGCTGCATTCTCACCTAGCTCTAGAATGCCTGCTGCTGCATTCCCAAAAGATACGTCTACCGCGTTAGTTGCTTCTGAGAGATCGCTAGCTGCGTCTATAGCTTTCTTGATTTGGCTAACTGCCAAGACACCGATACCGATACCAATAGCGGCTGTAACTTTAGCTATGTTTGCGCCTACTTTTGCGAACTTTTTGCCTAGGTCTGCGAAGCTGTCATTAGCGCCCTTAGTAGCCTTAGAGAGATTTTTGTACTCTCCCAGTATCTCTACATTTAGCACTAAGCTCATTTGGCTCTCCTATGTACCTCAGTTGCAAAAGCTGAGTATTCTGTCCCTGTAAGCTTTCTATACTCACTAGGGCTAACACCTGTAGCTATGACAAACTCTGCCATTTTCTTAGCATGATCTTCAGCTACTTTTTTCCTTTTGGGTCTGTCGCTCCGAGCATTCCTAAAGCTGCCTTTTGGGTAACGCCCTCAGTATCCTCGAACTTGTAATTAGGGTTATCTTGCTTCATGGCAACGTAGTAAAGAACTCTGAGCGCCCTGCCTTTAGGTTGACCGTCTGCAAAGATTTCGTCTATGCTCCGACCTACTAAAAGTTCTATTTCTTCGACTTGACCTAATGTCATTTCGTCAAAATTCATCATCTGTGATTCCTTACAGTTTAGTTTTAGCAGTTTCTGTTTTAATTAGCTTCTCCATTTGACTGAAGTAGTTTTCGTAGATTTCTGTTCTAGTGTAACCGAGCGCCCTAACAAAGAATGGCTGCGGCCTTATGTGTCTTTTGAACCAGCCCCAGTGAATCGGATTAGCGTAAGGAACTCCGGAGCTAGAACTTCTGTTGTTACCTGCCTTGACTGTAATCTTGCCCCTGGCTGTAGCTCCAACCCTGATGCTGTTTCGCAAAGCGCCTGTTCTAACCGGGACAAGTCCGCGCGCCTCATTAGCTACCAGTTCACCAGACTCTTTTCCAGCGTCTTTGATAGCGTCTTTAGGCACTCCAATAGCATCTAAGGCTTTGTTGATTTCCCTTAAATTCTTGACTTTTACGCCCGGTTGAACAGCCATTATTAAGCGGTTACTACCGATACCCCAAAGTACTGATCTGCATCTGCATCGTTAGGAGTAGTAACAACCCTAAGGGTCACTGAGAAGGTTGAAGTTTCGTTAGAGTTTAGGCTTAGCGGAGGAATCTCGTTGAACTTGACCACGCCTGAATAGTGTGGCTCTGAGGTGCTAGGTGCTGCGTTTCCATTAGGAGCGATTACGAAAGTTGCAGTAGTTCCAAAGTTAGCCCAAAGAACACGATACAAAGAATCCTCGTCTCCTGAGGTAATACCTTCAAGGGCTAATGCCCACTCTCCGCCTACACGCTGTTCGCAGAAGGTCTGAACATCTCCTGGAGCATCTCCTAGTGTTAGCTCTACCATAGTGGCGGCGCAGGCGTACTCAACATCTGCTATAAGAAACTTAATGTTTTCTGCGATGATTCTTGTGTTAGTCATTTCATGACCTTTCTAAATAGTAATTTCTAGCTCGAGTGAGATGTTTGCCGATAGGTACTCGGCGTTATTAGTTTGTAGATTGTAAGGCTCATTTACTCGAATCACTCGAGCGTATCTAGGCATGGCACTCAGAACGTTATGAATTGCCTGATCTAGATTTTCTGTTGCTTGCTTATTGGTTGCAGTAGAAGCGATTACAACTAGCTCTAAATTTAGGTCGTACTGAGTGCCTAAAGTGCTAGGAGTTAGGTAAGGGCTAGCAGAACTCATTATTACTATCGGAGGCGTTATGCGCTCCGGTACATAATCGAGAACTCTAATCCCTGCCTGTTCTAGGTCAAGCTTTAGCTCTGCCTTAGAAATAGTAATTTCGTTAGTCATACTGCGAAACCAACATAAGGCAATAGCAACGGATAGACGGCTCCCATAGGGTCTTTAGCGACTCTGACGGGTGTTCCATCTAAACTAGCGAACTGCGCCACTCCATTAGGCGCTGAACGCCTGTGGAATAGCTCTGAGGAACAAATAAGCGTTGCCTGTCTGTGTATCTGATCTGGGACAGCAGTAATAACGCCGACATAGTTGCCAACCTGAGCAGTGCCAGAATCTAGACAAGATTGTATAAAACTACCTGTTTCGTCTGTCCCTACATAGGCCTGAAGTTCTGCCAGCGTTACTACTGTTGTCATTTAGATTTCCTTAGGCTACGATGTCTAGTTCTACAATTGCCCCGGCGAACGGTGTAGTAATCGCCATGTAGCCGTAAACGCTGACCGAATCGGTGAGGGTTGTGATGTCACCATCGGTTAGACGTACTGGAGCGCCTGCAGACTCGAAAGACTGGATAGCGCGGCTGTTAGCCATGT